ATAAAACCACCGATCCCCGCTTGTACTCTGTAATGTGGTAATTCTATGTATTGTGGTGTTTCTTGTGCGTTGCCGTTTCCGTCTATGTCTGCAATTAATGGTATTGCCGTTACTGTTTTAGTCCCTTTTATAGTATCAGTATTACAAGATATTATTCTCGCTAAAAAACACGTATTTATATAATTATCTATTCTTGTTTTTATTTGACTATCCACAGAATTAAAAAATGTTTGATTTGCGTATGCATTCTGTATCGGTCGTTTATTATTGTTGTTTATCTGTTGCATATATAGCACTCTTATAAAATCATATGTTTATTATATGAATTTGCCCGTGATACCGCTCATTTCTGGATAGTATGCGGTTATTTGTGATGTCCATTCCCCATTATTTGGCAAATTTGCACTCAAATGATGAGAAAGTTTTATAATTCGCCATTGCCCCGATACTTTTGGAATAATGCTCTTTAATTCTACAAGACCCGCGAATGTATAATTAGGGTTGAATATAGTTCTAAAGTCGATCCCGTTCTGCGTCATAGTTGGATAACCTAAAAGCCCACTATCTGCGCTAATTAAAGGTATAAAACCGCTTTTTCGTACTGCGCCACTATTTATTAAAATCGCTTTATCATCATCAAGTATTAACTCGGCTCCTATTTGTGCGCTTGCTTGTCGTGCTTGTTCTATAGGTGAACCAAAGAAAACTGCATTTTTTAAAGTTGCTTTTACATTTTGATTTTCAAAAGTAAAACCACATTTTTTTACTTGATTTGATATAAATATACTTGCATCTTGTACCCCGTTTATAACGTTTTCCCCTTGTGCGGTAACACTGCCATAAAAACCCACTCTCGCCTCGATCTTGAACTTTACATCGGGGGCGGTGTTAAAATCTGCATTTGCTCCAGTTATAGCCCCTTTAAAAATTAGGTTATAGCCGTGTACATTATCTCCTGCATATATATTTATATAATTCTGTTTTATAAATAATGGGTGCATGTTTAAAGTTGTTAAACGTTGCATTTTTTCAAGAGATAAATTATAAATTTCTACGCTTGCCTTTGAAAAATCGGGCGGTGGTAATTTATCAACAATAACATTCATACCTAGATCTTCGATCTCAATACTGTTAGAACCTTGCTTAAATTCCCCTTTTTCAAGCGTAATAATTATTTTTAATTTTCTTTGCAAGTAGTTATTCTGTGACATAATATAATTTAAACCGTTCATTAAATTGAGTATAGTCTAGGTCTTGTTCATATCCTAGGGGTGCATAAGTATCTAATATGTAAAAATTACCATTAAAGGATCTTTGTTTAGTTCCTTGTAATATTTGCCGTCCTACAATGATTATTTTATTTTCACAAATTAAATCATTGTCTAAATACAACGTAAAATAAAAATTATCTGCTAATTGTCTGATTTGAATCGTGCAATTTTGCTCATTTAGTACACATAAAAATTCTTGATTTGGCTCTTTAATTAAGCTTAATTCTTGAAAAGTTTTTATATTATCTTTGTTTACATCTGACATTTAAAAAAGTAACTCCTTTACACCTTGCAATAAACTTTTTTCTGTTGGTTGTTGTCTGCCCCGTCCAACTTTTTTATTAAGTCTTACGTTTGTATATGCGTTATTCACTTGTTTGACTTCTAAGAAAGATAATTCTGCATATATTTGATCGATCCCATCGTCCGTGTTTCTGTCAAAGGTCACTTTTTCAAGGTGCATATTTTTATATTCTTTCTCGGGTGTTATAACACTTAATAATTTGTTACTTTTTGCATAGTTCAAAAATGTATCTATGATTAGTTGGAGGTCGTATGGTTCCCCCCTTTTATTCAAAATGACGTTTATCTCTTTTGGACTGTTTACAACTGAATAACTTACAAACGATCCGTTTTCTATGGGTGCAAATGTTGTTTTGCTCTCTGCTTTAAAGCTTGCACCAACAAAAACTGTAAAATTAAAGGCTCTTTGTCCTTTTTCGTCTAATATAGACCACTCTTCACTTTTAACTTTGTTAACATTTAAATTTATTGCCATATATTAAACCGCCTTTAATTTAAAACGCCCGTACTCATGCTAGTGAATGACATTTGAGAATTAAATAAATTTTCACTTTGTCGTGTTGCCATGGTGCCATTATTAGTAATTATACTCATGTTTTGAGTTCTATTATCTGAATAACTTATGTTACTTGTTTTCTTTGTCATACTTGAATTATTAAATGTTTTTATTTGCTCCGTTGTTGGTGTCTTTGTTCCTTGTCCTTTTTCATTACTTGCAAATAATTTAATCGCCCAATCGGGAATAATTGACATAAATGTATCTTTTATCCAATCTTTAGAACTATTAAACACATTAACCATTTCATCCCATAAACTAGACCATAACTTTCCGATGTTATCAAAACTTGATTTAAACCAATCTTTTAAATCGTCCCATTTGGTTTTAATTTCGTTTATAGCGCTATCTATTCCACCGCCTAAAAATATAATTAAATCAGACCATGCATCACTTATCCCCTGCGCAACTGTTTCGCATAAATTGCCGAGATCTTCCCATAGCATTTTAGCCCCTAGGACTACTTGATCCCACTTAGTATAAAGTAATGTTAAAGCGGTAATAATCAAAGTAATAGCAAGTCCAATCGGGTTTAAAAGCATTGCACTTGCTACAGTTCTAAAAGCTATCAATAACCCATTAAAAACCCATGTCCCCACGCTAAACAACATTTTTAATACTGCAATAGTTAATAAAACACTGTTTTTTATCCATGTAAAAATTTTAATAATAGGAAAAATCAAAGTAATTAAACTTCTAATTAATGCAAAACTTGTTATAAAAATCAGTGCATATTTTGCAAGATTTTTTAATATGTTTTGTAGTTTTGTAGTATCACCAAATAAAAATTTGAATAAACTTTCTAATTTTGCTTTAACTTCTTCCTGCGTACCAAACATGCGCCAAAAACCAGAAAGTGCACTTTCGCCATTTTTCAGCCATACGACAAAATCATCAATTAAAACAACAATAGCCCCCAGAATAACCAAAAATGCGCCTAAAGGTGATTTTAAAAACGCTATAGCCGTTTTAGCCCACTGCGCCCCTAGTTTTATCAATATAGGCAATAATACAATACTTAAAACACTTGCTAAGATTGTCACAAAACGAATTATATTATTTGAATTTCTATCTATCCAATCACTGAACCCGTCCAAAATTTCAAGGAATTTTTTTATAACTGGACTAACAAATCGCATGACTTTAGTGGCAAAATCTGCCATAGTCATTTGGAATTTAAACAAACTTTCTCTCATTTGTTTATATAGTTTTATATCGTCTTTATTTACACGTTGTAATAATTCTCTTTTTTTTCTCCATTCGTCCATAACTGGGTTATATGCGCCCGTTAATTTTGCAACTTCTGCCACACCGCTAAAATAGGACTTGATCATACTCCCTACAGTTAATAACCCAGTCACGGGGGCGATCAAGTGTTTAGCAAAAGACAGTAATTTATTACCGCCTTTTTTTGTCATTTCGTCAATCGCATTAGTATTTTTTTTAGTTGCTTGTTCTGTGCTATTATTTAGCCGATTTAATTGTGTTTTAAAGTCGTCAATATCTAAACCTACACTAATTAAAAACTGCGTCAATATGTTGCTTTCCATCTCCACACCCCTATATTTTTACTTTTGATTAAATTATAAAATAAAAAAAGCGTAATTATTAAAAATTACGCTTTATTACCTTATTTTAATTTTTTTTCTATTTCTTGATTAGCAATGTATTCATTACTAGCATTTACAGCCCATATTTCTAACATGTTTAAAGCATCTTCATAACTGTAATATGTTTCTAGTTCTTTAATTGTGCAGTAATGGTTAGCAATTAATGGCGCAAATGTGGCACTGAAGTTTTTAACACTTATATATTTAGTGTTATTTTCTTTTATTGTTGGATAATTGATTGATTGCCTTTCAGCATAAAAGAAAAATTTATTTTAAAAACTTCCTTTTCAAGTTCAATTAATGCCTTAATATCTGTAAAAGTATTATCTAGTTCCTTCTCATTTAGTTGAGTGATCATTTTGCCGTTTAGTAGCTGAGTACAATCGCAAACTAAGTTAATAATTAAGTCGTTTACTTTTTCATCGTTTAAATTGCCTAAAAAAGAAAGACCTTTTTTTGAGATAGCACTTAAAATAGCATTTACATCAAGATTAGAAACGTTTACTTCTAAAAGTCCGCTACTTGATAAAATTACACCTGCTTTAATTATCCACTTTTGCAAGCTTAAAGCGCTTAATGCGGTTAATCTGAATTTTAATTCATTGTTATTGTCAATAATTGTAATGTCTTTTGTTTCTCGCATTTTTTAAACCTTAAAAAAAATACTAACTAAATTAAATATAACTTAGTTAGTATTATATATTATTTAATACGTTTATTTGTGATTAAATACTTGAAACTCTAACGCTTTCAAATGTAAAGCTCCAATTAGTAGGATCTAAAACCTTTTTTGCATCTGGAATTAAATGACCACCATTTAAGCACCCATTATTCAAACTGTATTCTTTGCCGATACTAGGGATAGTAATTTGAATATCACATAAATATACCTTTTTATTGATATATTCAGCACGTGCAATTCTTTCAAATATAGGACGGCTCGGACTTGATGCCTCAAGGCTGATGGTTAAACCAATCGGGGCGGGTGTAAAACCCATGCATAGCTTACCGTCTACCCCCATACGACTTTCAGACAATGTAAGATCTTCAGTCGTAAACATTGTATCAGTGCTAAATTGCTCAATTCTAACCCCGTTAGGATAAAGATCTGCAACTGTTAAAATAATAATCGCGTCTGTACTTGTAATGTTTCTATTATCTGCCATTTTTTAAAACTCCTTATCTTAAACAACTGCGACAACTGGTAAATTTAATTTTTGCACACTTCCAGCATAACAATAAATTAAATTACATTTAGGGCTCTCTCTGTGTTGTCTTTCTGTTGCGCTAACGTCTACAACTTGTAAATAATAGCCGTTGTTTGTGATTTCGTCTGAATAATCACCGCCTAATTCTTGAATTAAGTTTGTTTTTTGTGTTTCTGATAATGACATACCCGTATCAATTACACCGTTATTTAGACCTCGGTTTATTACATCTCTACACCAAGATCTAATAATTGAATAACCACTTTCAGTGTATGGTACACGTCTGTTGGCTTTAAAACCCGCCATAATTTGAACTTGCAAAGCATTACATAACCACACAGCATTTAAATATGCGTCTATCCAGGCCCATTCGCCTAACATCTGCCCGTTATATAAAAATACAAATTGATCGTTTCTAGTTGCATAATTACCAATAAAGTTTAAACCACGATTTAATAAAGTATCATGATCGGTAGTATCGTTAATAGTTGCGCCTAGTCCGTTTTGAGCTTTAAATGCGAAAGTAATTGTGCCATTAGTTTGAGAATAATCTACGCTAGCAGCCGCCCCCATAATAAAAGCGCATTCTTTATAGGTGCCAAATGTAACAGTAGTAGCTCCAATATTTAACGCTTTTAGTTTGTCTGTGATTGTATCGTTATAAGATTGAACAAGGTTATTAGGATCGCTATCCCAACACACATATAAATACATTGTGCCTTGATTTGCGTTATTTGATGCCCATGTCCCCATTTCAACCGCTTGATCGTCTGTAGGCTCAAATAATGATGTGAAAGTTACAAAGTTTTGGAATTTTTGAGTAATTGTATTTAAACAATTTGTTAAAGTATTATTTGCGTTTTCTCCTGCTGATAATGTCGCTCCGCTTGATTTAGTCAAGTTCATAATTTCAGCAATAGAACCATCAGCAAAAGAAACAGATCCTTCTTCTCCAACTGTGCCACTAGTAATAGTAAAAGTATTATTTACGCTTGAAAATTCCACAGTTAAATTTGTGATTGCATCATCACCGCCGATCGCTCTTAAATTATTTTGTAAAGTATCTGCGATATTTGATAAACTTGTGCATTTGTTAGATCTTGATCTTCTAGTGATAAAGTTGTGCCATTAATAGACACTGTAAAAGTACCTTTGTTAATTTGTTTTAAGTTTGCTAGTGTTGTGTTAGCTACCACCTTAGAACCTTGTAAAAAAGGTGCTGACCCATTTTCTGCAAACTTATAAAAATATAAAGCACTAGGTTTTAATTGTGATCCACTAAAACCTCCAAAATACACATTTGCAAACATGTATTCATCACTATCAACCCCAAAAAAATCACCCACTGCCGTTGCATTAGAAAAGGCGGTTACATCTCCACTTATTAAAGTTTTATTAGTTGTAAATACTAAACCATTAAAAACAAGATCCGCACCGGTTCCACTTAAAATGCGTGGATTCACAGATACGATTTTACTAGCTTGAATTGCCATGTTTAAAAACTCCTATAAATAATTATTTATATTTTACGTCAACGTCTTTTATACCTACATTTACATGTGTAAATGTATCTATTTGTTTATTATATTCAAAATTGCCTGCTAAATGACAAATTACAGTGTATTTATTTAAAAACGTATTGCTTTCGCTTGTAATAGTGGTGTTTCTTATATCTTCTGCGTATAGAGTGCATAAATTATATTTTTTTAAAAACTGCGTTCCTAGTTCACTTCTAAAAGCTATCTCTAAGCTTTTCGCCATTGTGTAGGCTCTGCTATCGTCTAGTCCGTTGTTACTGTCACAATAACAATCAATTTGTGCGACAATCTCGTTATTTTCAATCATTGAATAACTTTCTGTTGCATCTTGATATCGTTCAATGTTTGTGCCGTGTCTGATAATGTTTTGGATATAAAAAATAATATAATTATCTGTTTCAGTAGGCAAAGATACATTATTTTGATTACCTAAAATTATACATTCATTATTTACTTTAGGTTCGCAAAACTCACTAATAAAATCATATAAAGCTATTCGAATATTAGGAATGTTTATGCTCATATCTAATCACCTTTTATATTTAAATTTAATTTTGCGCCTTGATATAACGTACATCTTAAGCACTCCCACCCGCACTCACTGAAATCTTCGATCACTGCGACAACGCTCCAAAAATTCCCGTCCATATCTTGCACAAAATCACCGCCCCTTGATAATGGTCTGTATAACGTCCACGGTCTTTTCTCTGTGTCATTTTCTGCATATATGTATAATTTGCGTGTTGTCGTGTTCTTTCCGCTCATATCTGCAAAATTAAGAGTGCTATCGTTTTCAGATTGCCAAGAACCTTTTATGTTTATTTTTTCGTATTGTTGTGTTTTAATACCTTTCTCAAAAATCAACTCACTAGCACGATATAATATTAAATCAGTATCTTGTTTATTAAAATTTATCGCACTTCTTACAATGTTATGCAAATTTAATGACATAGTTATTTATTCTCCGTTGCCATTTCAAAATTGATGCTATTAAATAAACGCCCCGTATCTTCTAGCGGCTTCGTGCCACCCCCGATCGGTTTACCATGTCTAAAAGTTGACATAATCGTAATAGTTAAATTTGACCTTTGTGGATAACCAAACTCTACACCGCCACTACCTATAGTAGCTTGCAAACCGTTTTTTCCTAGTCGTCCGATACTCTCTAAATACTTAAAACTTGCATTCCCTATATTTAACGGATCGCTTTTAACTTCTGCTTTATAGTTGTATATACCTACTTTACACCATAAGCCTAGATATTTATTTATTGTATCTCTGAAAAAAGGACGGGGGGGATTAATCAGTAAACTATTTACTTTTAAATCTATACCTTGATTAAAGAAAAAGTTATGTTGTCTTTGTGTTACACGTTGTGCCCAACCATACTCAACAAAACTAGCATATTCTGCGACATCTTTATCCATAACACCTAAAACAACCTTTATTTTGGAAACTTCTTTTATCGCTTTCTCGAATTGTTTCATGAGTTTGTTATCTATGTGTAATCTAACTGACATAATTATCCCCACGGATGATAATGCTTATTTGTGTATAATCTACCACCTACAATAAGCTTTTTTAAATATTGTTGATAAAATATATTACCGCATGGTGTCTGTAGCCAAAAATCAACGCTAGGTTTATTTGATTTTATTAAATCAAAACTTGTGCTTACACTTCCTTGACTTGCACTTGTTAAACGTCCGTTTTGTCCGTTCTTTGCCCATTCTTGCAATGTCAACATATGACAAACATAATAAAACATTGCATATTTTAAAGTGTATATATTATTATCGGGATCGTATTTGAATATGTTCCCGTAAACGGATAAACCTTGATCCGCAAAACTTAAGATCGTCACGTCTGCAACGTTATCAAACTGTGTAAACATTCCTTTAAATTCTTCAACCTTAAAAATAAACTTTGTAGCCATTTATCGCCCCTTTAAATGATTTTTATTCATTATATTATCATTTTTAAACAAACAATAAAAAAAGCACTCTTATAATTAAATAAAAGTGCTTTTAAATACAGTAGTACTAATAATTTTTTTTTAAAACATGAATTGTAAAACGTTGTAAAAAAAATAAAAATTTCTTTTCTTGATAACAAGAAAATCAATAAAATTATAATAGTTTTATTTATTAGTTTCTACTACATTTTGACTGTTCATACTTACGGGTGCTAGTCCTGTTGTCATTGCGCTTATTTCGTCTTTATGTGCTTTAAATTCATTCTTTGCGTTTTCAGTGCTACCAATTGCAAAAACTAAAGCTTGACCATTGCGACCACCAACAAACATACGCTCGCGGCCGTGTTTTGCTAAAATGTCAGTCCAATCTGATTTTTTCATTGTAAACATGATGGCGTTGCCGTCTGCACTTAAAACCCCGTCACGTGCGCCTCGTAAATGATCGTCAATACCCGGGATAATAACGATACCACGATTTGAAGGTCCTACATCATCAAACTTATGACCATTGCGTAAACCACTAACGACTGTGATCACGTCTGCCCCGTGTAAATCTTGAGATTTGTCTTTCTGTTCTTGTTCAATAGTTGAACCGATAATATTTACAGTGTTTTCTGTCTTTTGTTCTGCTACTTGCTTTTTAGGTCGTGCCATTCTTTCACCTTTTTATTTTTAACGTTATAAATAAAAGTAAAACAATTATAACAAAATAAATTTATTTATGAGTAATAAAAAAGTGATAACTTAATAAGCTATCACTTTTTTTACTCTCAATATCTATCTAACAAGTATTATATTAGATACCACTCATTCTTGCAATTAACGAAGGGCGTCTCACAATACAGCCGAAAGTCGTAGAAGTTGCTTTTTGTTTATAGCTTGATAAGTCCGGAATTAAACGACCTAAAACTAATTTATCCGAATAAACATTTGATGCTGTTTGTACGCCCATTAATTCGGGTGCGGTTAAGTATAACTGTTCGCCCTGCTCAGTTGACAATTGAGGTAATTGTACAATTTCTAAATTAGGGTAGTTATTATTTAGCATTTGTTTAGCTGTGATACCATATGAATTAGGAATTAATAAATATGACATCATAGTATTAGAGATCGCTAATTTCATCGGTGTATTAGGGTCAATGTTACCACCGTTATTTGCTGATAATTCATTTACTAACTTTGTAATATCGTTATAAGCAATATTTGCAAAAGTTGCTGAATTGTCTGCAAGCTTTTCAGCCCATGTAGACTTACCACCAATAGAGATCGGGCTGATTGTAGGGTTAAGGTTAGGGTCATTTAATAAACCATAAGTCTTTTTGCCTGCTACACCAAATAAATAAAAGTTGTTTGATGCTCTAGCAATAACTTCACTCGCCCATACTTGCTTACGACTAGCAAGTGCGATTTTTGCACTTTCTGCCTTTGCATTTTCTAAATCACCGTATTTAATCACAGTCTGAAAACGTACATTTTCTCGCACTGGGAATTCGTAATTTAAATCGCTTGATACTGCATTACCATAATCTGAATAATTTGAAACAGAACCAACGCCTTCTTCTACTGGGAATGTAGCAAAGTCATCAGTCCATGATCCTTGTTTTTCTTCATTGAAAATAGCGGTTGCATTATTAACGCTGAATAAAATTTCAACAATACGGGGATCTAAATATGTTGCATATGCTGACGGATAACCAACATTATTAGATGTGATTTGTGCATCTTGTGCTAGCATGCGCGCTGTTTGTTCATAATTAACATTAACATGACCGTTGATGTCATCAAACGCCATAAAACCTTTAGACTGTGGTGCAATAATTCCCTTTGCTTTTGCATTTAAAAAATCGTTGTTTGTCATAGTTCTTTATTCCTTAATATTAAAACTTCTCATAGATTACAATGTCATTCTGTGCAAAGTCTGCACCGCCATTCACTGCGCTAACAGTCCAACCAGTAGCAACCGCACCCCCACTAGGTTCGCCATAGGTAATAGTTGCATCAGTTGGAATAATATTTACACCTTGACCGCTTGTTCCTGCTGATTTAGCAATAGCATAAAATTGACCACGAATAGCCACTGTAACAGCAGTTCCTTCGGGATATGTTTCATTAGTTGCATTTAAAACATTTTCAATGCTTGAAGTCAAAGTTCTTTCAACAATACCAATAGGCACACCAGTGCCAACATTAGACACTAAGCCTAGAGATACACCATCCTCCACATTTGCCTTTCTAAAAGCAAAATCACCTGCTCCAAGTGTGCCATCGGTTAACGGGTTAAAGCTTGCATAGATAGCTTGACCTACTACAACTTCTTGACCTACTGTGCCAACTACTGGCATTAAATTAACATTCTTTTGTAACATATTGAAGATCCTTAATAATTAGTTTTAATTTTAGATAAAAGTTTGTTTAAAGTTGAATTTGTATAAACTGTCTTTTTGTCTTGTGCTAGAACTGAACGCTTTTGGCCTTTGCTTGAACCTAATTTAAAACCTTGATATGCTGATCGGCATGCGTCATTGCTTAAATATGTTGTATTGATACCTACTTGTTTACATGCGTATCTGTATACATCACCTGCACTGTCAAAAGTTTGTGCTTTAAGTTTGCCACAATCGCCCTTTACATCTTCGATAGCGTCAAGCTTTTCGTCTACAATTTCATTAACTCGTTTATTTACAATTTGAGTAATTTTTTCAAGCAATTCGTCACTAATAGGTAATTCATCATCTTCTGCAAGATCTTCCTCGTCATCAATTTCGACTTCTTCGTCGTCTTCTTCTTGATCGTCTTCTGTGATGTAGTCGTCTTGTTCTTCTTCCTGCTCAACAACTTTTTTAGGCTCGTCCTTTTGACCGTCTGCTTGTTCTGCTACTTCTTGTTCATCATCAGTAACAACTTCCTTCTTTTCGTCAATTTGCTTAATTTTCAAAACATCATCATGATCTAGTTTTGATAAATCTAAGCCCGCACTTTTTAACTTATCTAATAATGATAGTTCTTGATCTTCTGTGGTTTCGTCCTTGTCTACCACTTCCCCGTTTTTGTTAGGTCTATGAAGATCGATAATTTGTTGTGCAAGTTCAACTTCCTTTTTTTCTATGTCTTTATTATCCATTTTTTTAAAGTTCTCCATGCTATCGTTTACACACACATTGCGACCAGCGCGCCCTTCTTCAACTAGTGCAACATGGTTGCATCTAATATTTGACATTTTAATGTCATAAGATTGTCCATTAAAAGTGCCTTGTTCTACAATAGGATCGTAAATATATCCTAAACTTAACTCTTTCATTGAGCCGTCTTGTATTCTTGATATAGCACCTTTATTTAAAAAATGCAAACTATTGCATAAATACGGCGCTTTAAATTCTGCATCTGTTCCAGTGGCTCCGATTCTTGTTTCTATCGCTGGATTATCTGCAAAATCTTCATGATGTTTAAACTGAATAGGGATCCCGTTTAATGATTTTATAGTTTCTTCTTTTTTGAGTTCTTCGGCGGGTCTATATACATTGTATATTTTATCAGCTTTTAGACCTAATTTATCATAATTAGGAATCTCGTTCCCGTAATATGGTGCAACTTGTTCGCATGTGATATTACAGTTAGTCACATGTAAAAAACCGTTCTCGTCTATCCGTCTGTTACTTTGACTGTCAAAAGTTAAAAACATATTCTCTTTAACTCCATATAAAAATTTTTTATATTAAACATTATATATATAAATTTTGCTTAGTAGTAAAAAACATTACTTTTTATTATTTTTTTACATTATCAGCATATGGCATAAACCATACATCGGGGAATCTAGCTTGTTGAATGTTTAATAATTGCGTATATTGATCTTTTCCTACTAGTTCAAGTAGTGCCTTTTTCCATGTTGCAGTAAAATCATCGGGGCGCCCGATATATGTTAAAAAGTCCTTTGTTTTATATCCTAGATTAAATAATTTTTCTCTTTGTTGTTTAGTAGGAATATAAGAAAAGTTTATTCTTCTTGTACTGTTTTTATCCGTGTTATCAATGTCAACTCTTCCAATGTTTGGAATATCAAAGCTTAAAATTTCTCCTGCGTCTATGACATCAAAATCTAATGACATGTTTTTTAATTTGTCTTTTACTTGCTGCTTTTCATTTAATAGATCGTTCTTTAACTGATTAGTTGGTGACATTTCAGCAAACACATTTTTATTTAATTCATTTTGAGTTTTGTTATCAAGCAAGTAATTTTTTAACGCTTGATTTATTTCTCCATCTCTGTTGTCAAAGTACCATTTTTTATTATATTGATCCCATTCTGCCCCATTCTCTTTGGCAAATTCTTTCATACTGTAGCCAATATCTAAATATTGTCTTTGATTGTCTTTGTTTAATGGTTCGTTATTTAGATCTTTTGGTGCATCATTCTTTTTTAATGGTTCGTTTAGTTTTATTTGCTCACTTTCTGCTAATAAATAAGGTTTATAAGCGTCTAAAACTAATCTTTTACTTATGTTCATATATAAAATCTCTCTTACTCATCATTTAACATATAACTAGGAATTATCGCTCTATAGCAACAACGACAATAAGGTAATTCTCCGCATAAAACATTTTTTTTAACATCGGGATCGTATAAACCTATAGACAAATTAAACACTTTACCATTCATTTTTTTATGTGTTTCTCTACTTGTAAATTTGCCCGCAACATGGATCCATGTGCCCTCAGTAATTCCAATAGATTTTAAATTATCTTTTTGACATAGATTTGACGCGTGATTATTAACACTTTCAGAAAAACGATCTATTTTTGATTTATCAACTTTTTTTATTATCTGTTCTTTGTTTTCTGCTACTGTTTCATTCAAAAATAAATCGTTTATATCGTTCTTTATATTTTTAGCTTGATTAAACTAAACTTTGTGTAATATCGTTCTCAATGTCTAAACCATATTTTTTTTAATGTGTCATAAGCCTCCCGAGTTATGCGTGTTGTATTGTTTACTGTGGGTATTGTAAACTGCATATCTATAACACGTTTAGAGATCCCATTTGTTCAAATTGGTTGTCTTTGTGGCGGTGCTAGTGGTAGATCTACATTAACTGTAACCATGTATTAACCTTTTGATTTGTCGTGGTTAATTACATTGTTTGACTTT